CTTTCTTACGTGGAAAGAGTATTGATCTACCGCGATAAATACATTGACAGGAAATAAAAATGACAGATAAATTTTTAGATAAACAGGGTATATTCTTAGAAGGACATGTAAAGATACATGATCCAGAATCTGGGGAAGTGCTTCTTAATAAGCGTAATGCAATACACTATGAGAATATGAGTATTGCCCTTGCAGAAAGTTTAAGTAATGCAGGCCAAGGTTGGGTGCATGAAATGAGCTTCGGTAATGGCGGAACAAGTTTAGATCCAACTGGTATTATAACTTATCTTACTCCAAACTCAACAGGTACAAATGCAAGTTTGTATAACCAAACATTTGCAAAAGTAGTTGATGATAGAAGTGTTAATAACATAGACCCTGCAAGAAACAAAATAGATATACGACATGTAAGCGGAACAAATTATACTGATATTTTAGTTACATGTTTGTTAGATTATGGTGAGCCAGACGGCCAAGAGGCTTTTGATACAGCAAGTAGTACTGAAAGTTTATATGTATTTGACGAATTAGGATTAAGAGGCTATGATCCAGATGGAACTGGACGTTTGTTAACACACGTTATTTTCCATCCAATACAAAAGTCGTTAAACAGACTTGTACAAATCGATTATACTGTAAGAGTACAAAGTTTAACAGGATTTAACGAGGGATAATAAATGGCATACACTATTAACTATACAGATGTTGCAAACAAAGGTACTATTACAGTTGAAGATAGTACTATTAATAGAGAAACAACATTAGGATTTCCAGGACGTAACTCTACAGCCTATGGCGCAACTATTGCAGAAAACTTTTTACATTTATTAGAAAGTTTTGCATCTAACATTCCTCCAAACAGTCCAGTTGAAGGACAACTTTGGTATGATAATACATTAACTGAAGAAAAGTTAATGGTGTATAACGATACTAACTGGGTTCCAGCTAGTGGTATTTCTAAGTCAATTAATACTCCGGCTATTGCACAACTTGGAGACCTATGGGTAGATACAGATAATCAGCAGCTATACTTGTTTACAGGCGGTGGTTGGGTATTAGTAGGGCCTAGTTTCTCAGATGGACTAGCAACTGGTGCAAAAGCAGACCAAATTGTTGGCCAAGATAACATACTATACAACATTTTAAGAATTGAAGTATCAGGACAAACTATTGGAATACTTAGTGGGTCTGAAGTGCCATTTATTCCAAAAGCTACTATTGCAGGATTTGCTACAATCAACCCTGGATTTAACTTAATTAATAAAGATACTGATAATGACGGGTTAAGTAACTATAAATTCTTTGGTACTGCAGAAAAAGCAGAAAACTTAATTGTAAATAACGAAATTGTTGCCGCTGGAAACTTCCTAAGAGGAAACACTACAAGTACAACAACATTTCCATTAAACATTCAAAACAACCAAGGTATTAATTACGGTGTAAACGCAGAACTTACAGTTGGCGTTGAGGGCAACGCTGGTGTAATTCAACATAATATTGGTGGTTCAAACATTGATATGCGTGTTAGAAATAACGATGTAGCTAAAACAGTAGTACGTGTTGATTCAAACTTGCGTGTTGGCATAAACACTGAAGCACCGGAACAAGCACTTGATGTTATAGGTAACATACAATCCAGTGGCAGTCTTACTGTTAATGATACTACACAAAGTACAACTATTAATAATGGTGCATTACAAGTACGTGGCGGCGCAGGCATTAGACAAAATTTAAATGTAGGCGGCGAAACTAAACTTTCTAGTTTGCTTACTACAAATAGCATAGTTCCAGATGATAATAATATTAGAGATTTAGGTTCTTCAACAAGATATTATAGAAATACATATTCAACTAACTTTATTGGAACACTAGACGGAACAGTAAACGGTAAAGTTAATGGCCCGTCAACATCATCAGCTAATTTAATTAACAAAACTACGTTTGTTATGACAGGTGATGTAGCAACAGTAGTTCCGATTGAGTTTGATGGAGCATATCAAGACCCGCAATTTGACAATGGGTCGACTACAGATGAAAACGGTGTAACAACTACGTTACCACCGGGCGAAACGCCATTAACAAAAACACTTAGAACAGAAATTTCAAACCAGTTTATATCAAAGAAGCCTCGTGAAAGTGATGTTTCAAATGCTGATTTAATATTATTTGATGATGTAAACGGATCATCACCGGGTCTTAAGAGTGTTACTAAAGAGAACTTCTTAAAAACTATTCCAAGAACACCGGCAGGAGTACTAATGCCATATGGCGGCGATGTTGCTCCAAATGATGACTGGATTTTATGTGATGGTAGAGAGTTAGATAAAACAGATTATCAAGATTTATTCCAAGTAATTGGATATAAGTTTAAACCAGAATCACAAGTAGGTAATAATAACTTTGCTGTACCAGATTTACGTGGTAGAATGCCAATGGGTGCTGACAACATGGGCGGCCAAAGTGCTAATACTGTAACAGCAACATCTGCAGATATTGTAGGTGCATTAGACGGTAGTGAAACAAAAGTAATTGATGTTACAAACTTACCTGAGCACCAACACAATTTACAAGATCAAGATAGTAACCAATTTTATGCTACACAGGATAGACAAGATCCATCATCAGATAGTAATGTTACAGGCATAGATGGGCCTACAGCTACTAACGGCGGACAAAAACTATCAAATAGTGGTGACGTTATTAGTCAAAACCCTGTGGGTCAAGATTTTAATATTATGCCACCAACAGTAACAATGAATTACATTATATATTCTGGAAGAGGGTAACAGATGAGTTATAAATTAAATAAAACTAATGGCGAATTATTAGTAGATCTTGTAGACGGGCAAATAGATTTAACTTCAACAGACATTGCATTAGTTGGAAGAAATTACAAAGGTTATGGTGAAGCATTTAATGAGAACTTAATTAAGTTATTAGAAAATTTTGCTAAAACTAGCGCACCTGGCACCCCGCTTGTAGGACAACTTTGGTATGATACAGCTGAACAAAGATTAAAAGTATATACAGGTACTACTTTCCGTTCAGCAGCTGGCGCTGTTGTTAGTCAACAGCAACCAAACCTAGTAGCAGGCGACCTTTGGATTGACAGTTTAAATAATAAACTATATTTCTTTGACGGAACAGACATAGTTTTAGTAGGACCGCAATATACAGCAAGCCAAGGTAAAACAGGAACCGAAGCATTTACAATATTAGATGAAAACGGACAAGACCAAACAGTTCTTGAACTATACATAAACGGTTCATTGACAGGAATTTACTCTAAAACAGAATTTAGACCAAAGGTTAATATTGTAGGATTTCCAATAGATGAAAATGACAACAGAGTTCCAAAACGTCAAATAGTAAGGATTGGATTTAATCCGGCAAGTGCTAGTTTTTGGTGGCGCGGAACAGCACAAAGTTCAAGAGGATTAGTTAGTGACTCTGGCGAAGAGTTCCAAGAAACTAACTTTATGAAAACTGACAGAAACACTAGTACAACTGGTAGTCTTGCTGTTAAAAATCCAGACGGGTTAACTGTTGGTGTTAGTGATACTGTATATGCAGCATTAAAAGTTGATACAGGATATGTTACTACATTAGAAACACAGCGTATTGGTAGAGATTTTACTATTAGAACTCGTAGAGGAAACTTATTTGATAATGCATTTTATGCAGATTCGGATTTAAAGCGTGTTGGAATTTATACAACAACTCCTCAAGTAGATTTTGATGTAGTAGGCGATGGTAGATTTTCCGGAGACTTAGAAGTTCAAGGAAATTTAACAATACAAGGCGATACAACTTATCTTAATGTGTCGTCATTAAGAGTTGAAGATAAAAATATTGAACTAGGATTAATGAATGATAGTGCAATTGGTAACGATGCAGTTGTTGATGGCGCTGGAGTAATTATTCGTTCAACAGACGGCAATAAGTCGTTAACATGGGAAAATGAAACAGGTAGTTGGACATCAAGTGAAGACTTTGACCTAGAAGCAGGTAAAGTATTTGCTATCAATAACGTAACTACACTATCAGCAGATAGATTGCATGATTCGGTATTATATGCTACAGGACTTATACAAGTTGGTAGTTTAACAGACCTAACAGTAGTTGGTGATGTTACAGTTAGTACTAATTTAATAGCAACTAATGCACTTACAATCACTAGTAACGGTACAATAACAGTTAATAATCAACTTATTACTGGAGTAAGCACGCCAACTAGTGCTAGAGTTGCTGATGCACTTGGAGGAACAGAAGATATAGATTCTAGTGTTGCTACCAAAGGCTATGTTGATCAAGAAATTAGTGCAGAACCAGTAACACTAACATTAGATGCTACTGGACTGTCAAATCCATCACCTGTGTTTACAGATAATATTGGTCCACACAATGATATTAGAGATGCAGTAGAGTATTTGTACCCAGCAGCACAAAAACAAGCTGGAACTTACGCAAGAGTATATGCAACATCATATGCTGATGCACCAGTAACAGGTATTGATGTAAATTCTGCAATAACAAAAACTACAGTTAACGTATATGTTGATCCTGACGATAGTACAACTCCAGAGTTTGATAGTGTACTAAAGGATATTTCAGTTAGTCCAGTATCTGGTACTGCTAACTTAACACCGTCAAGAGCTAAGGTAGAGTTTCAAGTAGTAGGAGGAGTATGGACATGGCAACGAACCATACCAGTTTAACAAATCAGATAAATACTAAGTCGCAATAGGGGTTTATAAATGGCATACACAATAGATACATACAGCAACGGAAGGTCTTGGAAAATTGAAGACGGCACCGTTGATCAAACTACTGATTTAAAATTAGTAGGTAAAAATTACGCAGGTTACGGTGAAATACAAAATGAAAATATGGTATTTTTACTGGAAAACTTTGCAGGGCAAACTGAGCCACCGAGAAAGATATCAGGTCAAATATGGTTTGATACAGGTAACTCAAAACTAAAATTTTATGACGGAATTAAATGGCGCACAACAGGTGGCGCAGAAGTTAGTTCAACAGTTCCAACAGGCCTTAAAGAAGGTGACTTTTGGTGGGATCAAAATAATGAACAGC